AAGTAAGTCTTTTAATCCGAATGTACACTTCGGCGTTACGACATATAGCGACAAGTTTCCTTTCGCAACCGCTTTTTTGATTTCGTTCGCAACAGAGATTCAAACCTCCACTGCAGACCTAATACGCATGGCCTTTGCTGATTCAACTCTAAAGAACATGGAGAAATACAGCGACAACATGCGAAACTGGTCTGATAGGATGGATCATCCTGCAGTTCAGTACATAATGGACAATTCGGACATTGCAAAACAAAATGATGCACAAGCAAGGTTTGATTATGTTGATCAGGCATTTGTATCAAAAAGGTATGGCAAGCAACGATATCTGGATACCCTAAATACAGCCCTAGAAGCGCAGGGGATGAAGTTTAAACCACTAACTAGGGGTAGCAAGTACATCTGCGACAAAGTGGGCTTAAACACCGTTACACGGTATAATAGAGATATCATTTCATATGCAGAAATATTCACAGGAGAGTATAGCGTTACATATGATGAGGTTGCGGTTTGGAACTAGTTATGATACAATTATGTATCTACGACAAAAGGAGACAATATGTCAAAAGATGATGCAGTAAAAATTATGATGGAAAGCATCAATTCAGATAACCTAACGCTTGGACTACAGGCAGGTTTGAAGGAAGATGACTTGAAGGCACAGATTGACCAGAGTCAGCCAAGCCTTGTATTTATGATGGGTAATATTTATGATAAGTTGAAGGCGGCTGGAGTAGTTGCCTAAATATCAATACCGTCCGATTCTTGAGAAAGTAAAAGAGACTTATCTTGAGAACGCAAAGACAGAATACAAACCAGGACTCGACATTGAGTCGAATGTTCGATTAGTTATTGAAGCAGATAGCCAAGAGTTGGCAGATCTTTCTAGATATGGGTTTGTTGATATTCGTATGTGGGAATTGGTTGAAGACTAAGCCATATTGCGGATAAATTGTGCTATATCGTGTGATGCGCCATGATAAGTACCGTGGAATTTTTCTTCAACTTGTTTTGCAATAACAAACCTTAGTTTCTGCTCAATCTGAAATAGCAAAACCGCTTGTGCTTGCTCTGGAGTTAATTGTTGTTGATCGCTATTCATTTTTACAACTACAATTCGTACAGCACATTTCTGAAAATAATTTTACAGCCAAAGATGTAGGTTCGTCGCTAGGTCTTCCTAAATCTTCCCAGAATTTTTCTCTGCCCATAGCATCGTTCTGAGGTATGGCTGATGATTCCAGAGATAGATTTTCATCCCAGGCATTTTCTAGGTTATCTAAAAACCCCATGCCCATATTACTCTGCTTCGTCTGCGCTAGAGATAGTATCTACTGGTGGCTTTGAACTATGTGATGTGGTGCATGTGCATGTATCACAGCACAGTATGATCTTTGAGTCTGTCATAGGATCCATTATAGCACATTTCTCTATAATCTCTTGCCTCTAGGATCTCTGGGTTATACTCGCCTTCTTTTGGTAGCATATTGGTGTAATCTGAAATGATTTCTCCATCCCTGGTTTCAAAAAATCTGAAAAAAATCATTTCCACATACTCTCCCGTCTGAAAATTTTTTATAGGTCGCCAGTGGATATTTTTGTTTGGATTAAATATTAAGGCAGAGTTGTCTTCGATCTCATATATTGTCTTATTTAGGGCCAGATCCCATTGTGTATTTGAGTTATGCTGATAATCTACAATAACTTCAATCTTATCTCTGTCTATATGTGGAGGAAGGTTTGGTTCTCCGTATTCTGAACTATATTTAACATATGTTATTGGACCAATAACTAGATTTTTGTCAAATAGTTGACTTACCGTCTCTGTTAGTTTTCCTAAAAATTTAATTTTAGAAACATCAATATCTTTTTCTATTCTTCCCAAGGTTGTATGCTCTTTTAATTCTGAATTTTTTATTGTAAGGTTCAGCGACTTTATTTCTTCCCCGCTAAAAATATTTTTTATGTAGTGGATTTTTTCCATGATTTCATTATACAGGAAATCTGAATATTTTGTAAAGATGTATGATACATGTATAAATAAAAAAGATCAAAAAAAATAGTGCGCCCATTTCTGAGCGCACTTTATTTGTTTAGATTTTTATTGCTGACTTTCGCCATGTATCCACCCACTATGTATTCCGACTAGTGGTGCGTCAATATTTACAACAACACCTTGAGGCAGTGCTGCCGACATGTTGTCAATAAACTCAAAGACATTTTCTTTTGTATTGAAACGCATTTCTTTTGTCGTTCCGTTAGTTGTTGTTAGTGTTATCGGTATCATTTTTTTCCTTTTCTAATTCGTAATGAGAGCGGTCATAGTTAGCAAGTGTCCCACCATTAGCGAGGTGGGCTTTTCTGCGTAGTTGTTCAGTTGAATAATTCATCTGCTACACACTCGCAAGGTTCAATCCAAAAATCATCATTGTCGCCAATGAAGATGTAGCCTCTACCTGAGCAAGGCTGGCACTCTATTGTTTTTACTGAGTTTATCATTTACTCACCTACCTTTACCGCAACAATGCGATAAGTATCATTGAGCCCATGAGTAGGGCGAACACGAACACGATAAGCCTCTGCGCTATCGTAAAAGACATCAGATTTTTCTGCGTCTTGAATAATGCCCTCTAGTGTGCGAGAGCGATAAGCCTTTCCAATTAGTAGGCTTTCTACTGAGTATAGATTTGCTGACATTTAGCAACCTTCTTTCTTTCTTGTAATAATGTAATTCTATCAGGGGGGTCTGACATTTGGGCTACTTATTTGCTAAGGCTCACTGTGATTTGTATCACATTTATTTGCTTAGGCTCATTAGCCCATTTGTCCTTTATTTAGTTTTGATACTGAGTATCCTATCAGATACCCCGCCAAAAGTCAAGGCGACACGCCGTCTAGGCGGTGTGATTTGCCTCACACTCTGGAGCACACTTAGATGGGAGGCTCCATAGGTATTTGAGGAGAGCCTTTCTCTCAGATAGTGAGATTTCAGGGTGATAATTTTGGACACCACCATGTTGGTATTCATAGACGATTTTATTTAGTGTTTTTTCAGTGAGCATTTTAGCCCCTTTCTTATTTTCTAACTATTGTTAGTCTAACACAAAAATGTCAAAAAGTCAAGTCCTATCTCGGCGTGTCGTGTGTGATTTACATCACAGAACAAATCGGACATTTCGGACAGCACGTGCGGTTATCCACAGCCTGTGGAAAACTTATGTGATGTTTATCACAAAAATAGTTGTACGACACACCCGAAAAACACCCCAAAATGTCAGTGGTAGGTGCTAGAATACTTGTATTAGATAAAAAAGAAAGGCTGGTTCAACTTATGGACTATTTAGACTACTTAGACGAAATCTACGAAGAATTAGTAGATGAATTCGGTCATGAGATCGAAGCGAAGTGTGAGCATAATCACACAAATTAAGCGTGGGTCTAATTTGACTTTTCGCTAAAAATATGAAATAATAAATTAGTAAAAATAAGAAAGGAAAACTAATGAGAAGTTATTCAATAGAAGATTTACTTATAGGGCAATTCTATCGCCCAACCTCTTTCGCTCGTAAGTATCAGGGCGGAGAAATAAACTACGCAACTAAGCGTGATGATGTATGGGTAGGCACAGACTATCAAGCCTATTCAATCCGCTTCAATGGCCATAAATGGGCTACTATTGCGGTCAGGGTGTCTGACTTGTAATTGTCAGCCCCCTATGATAAAATAAAATAACTAAGAAAGGAAAACTAATGAAAACACTTTTAGAAATAACTAAAGAAGGTTATCGTGTTATAGATGAACCTCACTATTGTTGCGGAGAATTTATGTTCCGCTATTATTGCGTAAATTGCGACGAATTTATGGGTTGCTATTTTTGCGAATTTGACTACACCGAAATCCATAATTGCGAGGAGTAAAAAAATGAAACTTGACGAATTCAAGAAACTAATCGAGGCGCAACGCCGAGAAATACAATTGACAAACTTAGAGAAAATCGCTACAATTGTTTCAACTACTAATAAAAAGGAAAAGAACTAAAATGACTAACGAAACATACACAGACTACCCATTTACCGCTCAAGGCGTAAATTTCATTTCACGAGTTTTTGATAACTCTCCATTTGCCCCCACAGTTTCACGCCTGCCTGAAGGTGCTTTTGCTTCAATGAACGAAACTGCTATTGTTGAACTTATTGGCAACATTACCGAATTATCTAAAACAGAATTGTTAGATGAATTGGCTAGACTAAACGAAGGCGGAAGCCATGCGTTTATTTTGTTAGGAGCAAACGCCTAATGATGACACGAAAAGACTATGTAAAAACTTCAAACATTCTCAAGGGCTTTGCGGATGAAATTCATCCAGCGGTCTTTGAGGATTTAGTAGAAGAATTCGCTCAATACTTTCAAGCAGATAACGAAAGATTTGACAAGGCTAAATTTGAAAAGGCTTGTGGTGTTGATGAGTTAGGACTAATTCCTTCATGAGAATTCTAACTACAATTGTTCAAATTAGTTTAGTGCTTTCAATTTATTTCATAATAAAAAATGCCACGAAAGAAAACTAAATTCGCAACATGCGAGATTTGCGGTAGAATTTTTATCGCAGATCTCAAATGTTTTGCGTGTGCTGCTAAACAAAATTAATTTAATTTTCAACAAAAACGCCCGTGCGGTTTTCCACAGGGTTATCCACAGGGTGATTTACGACACACTTTACGGGACTTGTGAATTTTCTCACAGATTTTCGGCGTGTCTAATTTGAATTTGTCGGTGAAAAATGATAGGCTAGAAGCCTGAAAATAAAGAAAGGAATAACTATGAAAAAAAATGTTTTGATTAGTTTTATTACTGAGTCTGACACAGACTTGGGTGCTGTATTTGATTTGAATAAAGTTTTTCTAGCGTTGCCTGAAAGCGACCTAGTAAAATTTGATGTATTTGATGTTTTAGATGTAGAGGAGAATAAGTAAAATGGGATTAGATATGTATCTAAGTGCTAGAAAGCATGTTGAGAAAATTCAATGGGATAAACTTGATCGTGATAGTAATACAAGATATTCTGATGCTACCGCTCCACAATGGTTTGATGTAGTCAATGCTGCTGGTGTTGCTACTCTTGTAGATAAAGAAAGTATCTATGGTGTAGATGTATCCGTAAATGTAGCCTATTGGCGCAAGTCTAATCAGATACACAATTGGTTTGTTATCAATGTTCAGCGTGGTGAAGATGACTGCGGTGAATACTATGTATCTCATAATAAGATAAAGGAATTAGTAAATACTTGCACTTTGGCAATTACTAATAAAGACCCTAATTTGCTACCGCCAAGAGAAGGATTTTTCTTTGGCTCTACAGATGTAGATGAGTGGTATTGGAAAGACATAATGGATACCATAAACCAATTGCAACCAATTATCGATAGACCTGATTTTGAGAATTTGTCATTCTACTATCAGTCATCGTGGTAGGACAATTCGGACATATCGGACAGGGTGTGGCAGATTTGATTTTGTCAGCCCTATCTGATAGGCTCAGAGTATTGAAAGAAAGGAAATGAAAAATGGATAAATTGGAATACGCACTAAGGCAAATTGCTGCTTGTAATTTTTGTAATGGTCGGGGCGTTGATTACTTTGGTAATGGCGAGGACTATGACTTTGAGGATTGTATTTGTAATCCTTATGGGCTAATCTTAGATGAAGATGGCTCAGTTATTTTTGACAATGGCTTGCTAAGTGAGCCTGAACTATTCGCAACAATGGAGGCTAACTAAAATGGGAAGTAATCTTGCTAATGAAATGGCTAGTGGTGTATTAGAGGATATGGGAATACACTTAGATATTGAAACTCAGATAGGAATACACTTATCTGCTAATCATTACCCGCCTGTTCCTAAAACTATGATTAGACCTTGTATTGAAGCCATAGATGCGGTGAATGATGCTGGACTATGGGACTTACCAATAAAATTACCTGAAGGCGTATCATGGAAGGGTAGCGATTTAGCACCCGCTCATGCTATTATTGAGGCTCACCACTTAGAGGCTTGGATTATTGAAAGAGAGGAATACTAAAATGGAATATAACTATGCTATAACTATTTCCTATGACGGAGAATTGTATGCTGATTTCAAAACCGCAGATATGCTAGAGGCGGTTGATGTATGGAATAAATGCGTAGACTTTGGAAATGCTAAGGAATACGCAACTTATAATCTATCTGACCCAATAGGTAAAATGTATACAAAAACTTTCTATCGTAATGGAGAGGTAGCAATAAAGTAAAATGTCTGATACAATGATGAGCATGGACAATTACAGATTTGTCGATGAACTCCGCCCCGATCAACTAATGGTCGGGGATATCATTGAATTCTCTGATGAAATTACTGAAATTGGAATTGTAATTAACATTGAAGAAGTTTATTCCAATAAAGAATATAGTTATACAATTACTGGAAAAAATGATTTCAATGAAACTTTAGAAATGGTTGTTGATGATAACACTTTTCTAAAATTATTTGTAGAAGAAGAATAAAATCGGCACGTGTGTCCGATTTGTCCAGAAACTCCCAATTTGATTTTGTGTTATTTTTATGATAAGATTATTTTATGAGAAAGAAAACAGCAGAAGAATTAAGGCGCTTAATGGAATTGCGCCGATCTAATGCTGCCCAGCCATTAAGGAACAAAAAAACTTATTCCCGCAAAGTTAAGCACAAAAATTTGACAAAACCGCAATAAAATGTTATTATAGATTTAGAGAGGACCCCACAATGAAACTAAAACGCTCTATGGATAGGAAAGTCACAAATGCCGTCTCACCCAATGGAAAAACAGCAACAATTGCCAACACTTTTGGACTGCCTGCTGGAAAGGCTTTCTCGTGCCCTGGTGCCACTGCCACTTGTGAAAGTGTTTGCTACGCAGGAAAACTTGAAAGAGTATACAAAGGCGTAAAAGATGTATTAATTCATAACTGGAATTTACTAAAAGACGCAGACCATGACACCATGGAAGCGTTATTGCAAGATATGATTGATGATTTCAAGAAAGATTGCGATAAGCGCAATGCACCTAAGTTATTCCGCATTCACTGGGATGGCGATTTCTTTAGCGATGAGTACGCATTCGTATGGAAGCATATTGTGTTAAATAATCCCGATATTCAATTCTGGGTATACACTCGTGTAGCCTCTGCAGCCAATATTCTAAAAAATATTGAAAACCTATCTCTCTATTTCTCTACAGATAAAGATAATAAAGAGATTGCTATTGAGTTAAATAAAGATAAGGGAATTAGATTAGCATACCTTGCCGATACCTTCGCAATTGGGCAGGCAGACTTAAAAGAAATGATTGGTAAGCCTGGTGCAAAATGTCCTGAAAATAAAAAGGCTATTCCCCTAATTGACAAAGAGGGCTCTGCTTGTGTAAAATGTTCTCTATGTGTCCACAACAAAGCGGACATAGTATTCTCTGCTAAAAAGAAATGAGATAAAGTGAACCCAACTCAATGGATTGCCTTAGCAATTTTTGTTTTTCTTTTTTTAATTTATCAATAGTGAAAAGTGCGGACGTGCGGTGTGATAATGATCACATTGGGGCGACACGCCGATAACTCTTTAAGGAGCGATTTGTATTTTCCCCTGATTTATGCTAGACTTATTACATACAGAAAGGATACCCCACAATGATAGCAACCGCTATTGCTTTACAAGAAACCAGCAAAGAGGCAGTATACGACGAAACCTCAATGATGATGGCTTATGCTTTATTTCATGGCAGACACGAGATGAATGATGAACAATTCCAAAAGGCAATTTTTATGTATTCTGCTCACCTCTCTGCTGTTGCCACAACTCTTGCTACAAATGTCCTCTTGACAAAAGAGCAGGTAGATGAGATGATTAATACCATTAAAGAAATGGAAGACATGGGAAAGGACATTGAATAATGGAAACGACTGAAACATTAGTGCCTGAGCACTATAACCCCAACCAGTTGGTGACCTATAAGGTCATTAACGGTAATGAAACAACATACCCAACATCTAAAGTAACTGATATTGAATGGAAGTTGGAAAACTATCGCTATGTAGACAAAAGACTTAGCGATTATTCTTCTAGGGTTGCCCAGTTAGAAGAAAGACTGGCTGACTATTTAGAAATGGATTCAGAAGAAATTGTCTCTGATATCTGCAGCATCTTTGGATTCAATCCTACCAAGGATATTGAATTCGAGGCAAATGTAACAATCACAGGAACTGTAACAGTACCGCTGACGGACCTATCTACATTCGACATCAATGATATTGATTTAAACATTAGCGTCGATGCATATTCATATGCTGTTGATGACTATAATGTAGAAATAGATAATATCACAACGCTATAAATATTTGCGGGGTTCATGAAAGGCCCCGCAATGTACGCAGCATCCCTCTTTCATCCTTTCTTACAGGGATCTGCAAGGGACCTGAGCATGTCCATGTAAACTGCTCCACCTCAAATTTTGCACGTCCCGCAAAAATTGCAAAATGTCAAATTTACGGCGTGTCGCTACAAATCACTATTAAGACTTGCATTTGTCAGACCTATCTGCTAGACTTAGTATAAATAACTACGAAAGGACAAAAAATGGCTCACGAATTAGAAACGCAAAATGGCGTTGCTTCGTTCGCATCTTTTAGAGAACCTGCTTGGCATGGTCTAGGCACAGTTTTCACAGAAGAAAAAAATACAGCAGAAATGCTTGTTGCTGCTAATCTAAATAATTGGAATGTTAGATTGGAAGAATTAGAGATTCCAAATCACCTTACATCTGATAAATCTTATCAATATGTTGTAAGAACAAATCCCACAAACAATACCCAAACAGATGTTCTTGGTGTTGTAGGACAGCGTTATGTCCCACTACAAAATGAAGAATTATTTGCTTTTGGTGATAATATCCTTGACGGCGGAGGTCGTTGGGAAACTGCTGGCTCTATTCGTGGAGGTCGTGTTGTATTCGGCTCTCTCGCTCTTGAGCGTGAAACAGTATTAGACCCTAATGGTGTTGCGGATAAGGTAAAGACTTATCTTCTTATCAATACATCACACGATGGTTCTATTGCTATTCAAGCATCTATCACACCAGTTCGTGTTGTATGCGCTAACACTCTCAATCTTGCTTTAGGCTCTAAGCGTGGCAAGAATGCTATCAAGCAATCTTTCAAGATTCGCCATACGCAATCTGCTGAGGGTAAGATTCAAGTTGCTCGTGAAACTCTAGGTCTTGCGAACAAATACATGGACGCTTTTGATGTTATGGCTCACGCTATGATTCAAAAAGAAATTACTGCTCAACAGTTCAACGAGATTATTCTCGCTGCCTATCCAAAGCCTGATAAAGATTCTAAGGGCGCAATCAAAAAGTGGGAAAATAAAGTTGATGTCATCAACGATATTTACACAGGTCAATTCAATGGCATGATTGCTAACACTGCTTGGGGTGCGTTCAATGCGCTAACCGAGAGATTAGATTGGCACAGAAGTGCTCGTGGTGGTTCTAACGAATCAATGCTTGCTGCTGCTTCTGGTTTTGATGCGACAATTACCGCAGAAAAAAATCGTTTGCTAAGTGTTGTTCGCAATACTTTAGAATTGGTATAACTAATTCAACTCCTGAGCATGAGTATAAACTGCTCACAATAAAAATTGGTGCGTTAGATTAGTTTGGTTAAATCACTACACTGTCACTGTAGAGATCATGGGTTCAAATCCCATACGCATCGCAAAATCGGCACGTCCCGCAAAACTTTGATTTGTCAAGTTATACTATTAGTTTAAGATGTGATTAAGCACACACACTAGATCCCCCGCAGAATTGTATTTTTGACATTTTTATGCTAGACTTATACTATAAGCAATAAACCCCACTAACAGAAAGGCAAGACCCAAATGACACTAGGCGGATACACTTATCAAGTCGGTGACCTATTTACCACCAGCAGAACAGGTGTGACAGGTCGTATCGCTGGCTTTACCCCAATCTCTAACAATCTTACTAGAGTTAGTCTAATCCTAGCAAATGGCTCACAACGCCTCGCTATGGTCAAGACCTCTAAGTAATCTCAAAATGTGAGAAATGTCAGGGTAAAACTTGACATTATCTCCAAAAAATGTCATAATAATAACAAGTAATAACCCCTAACAGAAAGGCAACACAATGTCAGTAGCAACAGCAACATACAAGGTAGGCGACACCTACACCACACAGAAGTCAAAGGTCACAGGAGTAATCACAGAGATTACACCACAGGCTAATGGTAATGTTCGTGTAAAACTTGATGTCAATGGTAAGGCTCGCTATACCACTTGGACAGCAAAGTAATTCTCAATACGAGAAAAGTCCTGAGTATGACTACTAAAACTGCTCACTTGATTTTCTAGTATAGAAATGCTAAACTAGATACCACCCCACTAAGAAAGGAAACCCAATGGCAAGAGGAAAAGCCATAAATGTCAAGATTGCTACAACGAAAGTAATCAAGGCACTTGAAACAAAACTAGCCCAACTCCAAAAGGATAAGGCTAATCAGAAAGTCAATGAGGCTAAGTTTGATAAGGCTCAGAAGGCTTACAACAAAGAAATTGCTAAGTTAGCAGTTGCTCACATCAACAAGGCAGAGGACTTGTCTGCTTCTACTCGCTACAATGGCAAAATCTATGTCAATTTTGAGTTGCCAGCAGGAATTATTGAACTACCTGCTGAACCACAGAAAGATTTTGAGTCTTTCCATGATTGGCAATACAAAGAAATGGTAGAGGAAATTGAGAACGCAATTCGTATTCTCAAGATGACAGATGAGGAAGTAGTTTCTACTTCTACTTACAACGCTATCGCAAGATACTTGTAAAATTACTTTCCTGAGCATGAAATAAAACTGCTCAACTAAAATTACTAAGAGAAAGAATAAAATGAAAAAGTTTTTTAATTTTGTGGCAATTGGATTTGTTGCCCTTGTTGTAATTGGAATGTTTGCTGACGAAACAGAAGTAGTTGCTGAAACTAATCAAACAAACACAACAACAGTAACACAAAAATCACCGAGGTCTATGGTATGGTTTGAAGGAAACGGAGATACAGAATCTACAAAGAAGCAGTTTTTAGAGGGTGACTACGAAGTAGAGTGGCAGACTTTTGGAAATTGCTATTATGCTGCTGACCTTAGTTCTGGAGAAGATATCTTTAGTGCTGATGGTGCTTTAGAAAGCAAAACATACCTATATGGAGTTCCAGCAGGAAATCATTTTGTAGAAGTAATCACTGGACCTGCGCCTAGTTGTGCTTGGTTTATAACTTTTAGACCAATCTAAATAGAATTGTGGCGGTTTGAACTGTGTAATCGCAATTGCCCCGCCACAACCTTTTCTTTCCTGATAAGCCCCGCTAACAAATGAAGTGACGAAAGTCCTTGCGGGTATTCCTGGAAAGATCATCCTGAGCATGATGTAAAACTGCTCCTAAAAATTGCCACGTGCGGACAAATCGGACATATTGGACATAAAAATATCAATCTTAAATTAAATTACGATAGATCAAATAAATCCCCAAAAATATCAAAACCAAAAATCTTTACGACAGAGTTGACATTTCCCCGATTCTATGCCATAATTAATACATGACCCAAAAACACAAACCATACACAATAAACGAACTCGTAATGGAAATCTATGAGGACAACCTGTCCCACTTTGAGTTTGAAGAAAACATGGGCGGAGAGCCCTGCACCTGCAATTATCATATCACCCTTAACACTATAATGCAATACTGGAGTTAACATGTCTAACTATCTATTAGAATATATGAGAATTCATCTTGTCTCTATTGAGCAGGACCAAGCAGCGGTATCAGAACAAATGGAAGCCTTGGACCCTAATAGTAAAGACTATGCTGAATTAGATTTTGAATACAATTGGTTGGCTGGTCAGATTATTGCTACCCGCCATTTTATACAGGTAGGAGAAGAGAATGCACACTGACTTTAACCCTGACTACAATCTGCCTGAGCACCTGCAGCATATGATTGATGAGAGGCTGCCTGCTCTAGACATCATCCATGGTGAGATGAAGAACTGGATGTATGAGGCCCAATTGCAACTAGAAGAGGCGCAGCGCATAGAGGAAGCCAATGACTATGACGACGCTATGGAATCCATGGAGCGCAAGTACTGGGAAGGCCAGTGTGACGCTCTTGCTGCAGTCTATCAATTAACATATCAGTTGTCATTTGCTCTGGATGAGAAGTAGCAGCAGATCCACATGCCGCAACCCTCTGTTACGAACGCTTGACAAAAAACCCTGAATCGTATAGAATTGGATTACGACCACTAGAAAGGACCCCCCATGCCAAACTGGGTATATAACTCATTAGCAATAGAAGCAGTAGATACTGACCCTGAACAAATCAGCAAGTTAGTCTCTCAACTCAATCAACCATTTGAGGTCAATCATGACCAATGGAACTCTGAGACTGGCCAAATGGAAAAGAAGCCTGTCAAATATAATAATCCTGTGTTTGCATTTTGGAACATTGTCAAACCTACAGACCTAGATACCTATTTTGGGGAACAACCAAAGACCGACCTTAGCAAGCCTATTAGTTTTGATTCAGACCATTGGTATGACTGGAATGTAAGAAACTGGGGAACTAAGTGGGATGTAGCCATGTCTGATGATGAGACCTATCGTGAAACCACTATGGAGCAAGACGATAAGTCTGTTATTTATAGTTTTAATACTGCTTGGTCCCCTGCGTTTCCTGCAATACTAAAACTATCAGAGCAATACCCTGATTTAGTCTTTAGCCTATTTTATCAAGAAGAAACTGGCTGGGGTGGCGAAGCACAGATAAAGAGTGGCAAGATTATTAGAGAGCAAAGTTATGAATCACAATGTAGAGATTGTGAGGAACTAGACTGCATGGAGTATTGCGATAACGATTGCGGTGAGATTTGCTCAAAGTGTAACTATCTAGGAGAGGCTGACCTAGATGCTGTCTCGGAATGTGAGATACACAAGGTATATCTAGATGAAGAACATGTGCCTGAGTATCGCTCATTTGACAAAGTACCAACAAATTGAGATAATAGAATAAACGACCTAAAGGAGATAAAATGGAAAAAGGCAGAGTTATTGAAGGGCTAGAGTATGTCGGTAGTTTCGGCGTAGATAGCGGTCAGGTTATGGTAGGCGACCCCTGCTATCTTGATGAGTGGAAAAGCAATAGAAACGATGAGTGGAATTTAGAGGGCAAGGTAGGTCAGTATTCCTATCATGGTGCTAGTGCCACTACAATTGAGTCTAGTGCTGGAGTGCTAGGCGACGGTAGGTCAGTAGTATTTAGTTCAGGCTATGGCGACGGAGTCTATCCTGTCTATGTACAATACAACGAGGATGGACGAGTTGCCAAGGTTCTTATTGAGTTTATTGGAGATGAGGAGTAATCATGGGAGACAGAATAGTATACACAATCGACCAGGGTGAAGGCCTATCAGTTAACTTGTACAGCCATTGGGGTGGCAGCGATAGGTTTGAGGCCCTGGCGCATGCGCTGCGGACTGCAGAGCCACGCTGGAATGATTCATCCTATGCGACTCGTATCATTGTGTCTCAGTTGATTGGGGACCAGTGGGACCAGGAACTAGGCTTTGGGCTATGGGCCAGTAACAGCAGCGGTGCATATGGAGGGGACCATCCAGATATCACAATCGACCTAGTTAACAAGATTGTTATAGATGAGACTGGCGACCACACATTCGAGGATTTTATTAATTACCATGGAGTGGCTTTAACTGCGAAAGTCTAGGTTTGGGTCACCTAGACATCGGTGGAGGGGCAGCGTGGGGTTGCCCTTCCACCACTTTTTTGATACAATGACAATGGAGGAATACTATGCGAATTAGACGAATAATTACAGAGGAAGAGAAGGTTGCCAAAAATATTGGTGATGTCGTATCTGACCTCAGAGTTGATTTAGAACGAGTTGGCGAATATATCGCAACCTCGCAGCCTTATGTAGTGTATAATCGTATTCAGGTAATAGCCGAAGCAGCGAAGGAAACCAAGGAGGGGACCAACTATGCCCGCAACAACTTTTGAGAACAAGGCCCTGATCTTGGGCCAACTATGGTTAAACTATAAATCAGATGACGAGTTAGCAGATTTCTTTGAGTACAACGATTTGGGGCTGCCACTTGCATTTGCATTTGCCGAGGGTATAGTAAATCATACTCCTACACTAGAACAGTATATAAACGAATCCTGGAATCTATTGATTGAGGGTTTGGATCTTGAGGATACAGGGTTTGAAGACATAACGGATCTTCTGGAGGAGGACGCATAAAAGCGCCCGTGCCAGATTTTTGGGGATTTGTCAAACCACAAACCTTCAAACCTTATTACGAAGGACATTACGAACCCCTAAAACTTTCCCCCTGCTGAACATTACGATCCAAACCTTTATATCCCCAAACCTTGTACCATAGAAACCTTGGTTTGTCAAACCAGGTGTATAATTAATATATGCCACACCACTTTGCTAAACTATATTCAAGAAAGTACCATGTCTCTGAAAAAGAAAGAGATATGGAAAAGCGTATCGAAAACAAAGTAGGTGCTATAACAGGTATGTTATATAGTATAGTAACCTTAAGAGTATTCTTTCCTTCTAAATCCCCCGCCAAAAACGCCGATCAAGCGGGCGGGCCAGCGCCCTATCCGATCCCGCTCGAAAAAGCGGGGGATAAAGAGTAGCAAAACTACCCCCTATAGAATAACAAATTTTTTTCCCTGGTTTTCTATATATTTTAAATAATTTCTTTAAAAAACATTACGATTATCGACAATTTCCCCCTGGTTTTGGTAGATTTTTATGGGCATATTTCATGCATAAAAGGACTTGACAAACCATTGTTTTGCATGTATAATGCCCAAACCTTATATCTGGATATGATGGTTTGACAATATCGGGCAAATGTGGTACGAAGGTTTGAAGGTTTGGGATATGAAGGTTTGTTAAAAAGGATTACGAACGCCATCGTTAAAAGTGCGCCCTACTCCACTATCCTCCACTTTACTCCACTTTAACCCTATCTAATAATAATATCAGTAAGATTTTTATGTGGATAAACCTGTGGATAACTATGCTTGACAAACCTTTTCTGCGGGTATATACTTGAGATATAACTACTAAAAAAGGAAAAAAATGATCTTTGTACAAGGAGAGTCAGCAACAGTAGCAAAACTAAAGATTAAGTCTACTTTTCAAAGTTTGCTTCCTGATGAGGATCTTGCAAGAGAATATCTAAATGAAGTCTCACGAGACCTTGATAGGCTCAAAGAACAAGACTCTCAAAATAGATGGACTATTGTGCGTGAAACACTTGCAGCAAACCGTCTTGCTGAACAGATATATGATCTTGACTCTCTAAATAGCATTCAAGAAACCGTTAGCAGTCTTTATAAGCAACTAAAACCTTTGCCAAAACGAAGTAAAAAAGAATTTTTTACATCTTTGTCAGTTCAATTGGCGACTCTTTCATTATTTGTATTGTTCTTTATTTGGACAACTTCTCAGGTGTAACCTGTGGATAACTATGCTACAATGGTAATCTATGATAGATATTTTATGCTTTAGTTGCGGGGTAATGTATAAAGCCCCCTATGACACAAATAACATTACGAAACAATGTCCAAAATGCCAGGACAAAATGTTTGAACAGCAAGCCTCATTTGAAGAATAATGCTATAATATTTTTGCTTATGGATCAAAAAATGTTAGACCTGATAGCCAAGATAATAAGTCCTTATCTTAAAACCAAACATAAGGAAAAAGAGTCTCACGAACTAGCAAGGCGTATACTAGAGGAGATAAACAAAGATGGACATAGATGACTTTATTCAAAAACAACAAGAGTTTTTTGATCGTGTAAGACTAGCCAGAGAAACACCCCATGAATGTGAGTGGGATTATCGTTTCATTCCAGATATAGGCAATGGAGCATTTTTTGAGACATGCACGATATGCCTTGAAACCAAAGGACTTATTGAGTTAAACTAGTACAAGGCTCAAACACACTGTGAGATAAAAACTCACCACATGGGCAGTTTGTTGGCATACATTGGCAATCATCTGGTTTTGGCAAATACTCTTTATCGTTGGCAGTATCTAAAACCTCACACTGCTTGTTAGATTCATGTGATATAAACCTACCACACCTACAAAACCCTACCTTCCCATACTCTCCAGCATGACCTATGCCTTGAGGACTAGCATTACATAGTTTGGGATCCATATATCTAGTTTACCATAAAATCGGGGGGAAATAAGATTACGAACACTGTCTTATAGCCCCATTGACCATACGGATCAAACCTCGTCTTGTTATCTTACTAGCGTCAAATGTCTCCGTATATCCCCCTTGTGGCATATCGTCCTTATCCAGGAAATGTCCATGTTTCTTTCTTAGGGTTTGTAATACTAGGGTTTCTACTGCTCTTGCTTGATCCCGCCGAGAAAATGACCAATACTTAATTAGTATCCAGCCTTTGGTCCTATGGCTTGCAAACCTTTTACCAGATATGTCCGATATGCCTATTTTGATAGCCTTGTGTATGGGGCTGTAGAGTATATATAGTAGGGTCATTACTTTATTATACCTTGCCCAAATAGGGTATAATTGATACATGAACCAGAAAAAAATAGATCAAAGCGTTAGAATCCTAACAGGCTTCTTTGGCATTATTATTGCTATTATTATAGTTGCAGCCATAGTTGGTTGACATACCGCCCAGTTTTTGATAGACTGGATACATGCAAACCTTTCTACCACAATCAGACTATAGTGTGGCTGCTGCCATTTTGGACAGCAAGCGCCTCAACAAACAAATATTAGAGTGCTATCAAATCCTCAATGTCCTTTCTGGCAAGTCTCCTACAGGTGGTTGGCGCAACCATCCAGCAGTATTGATGTGGAAAGGCTTTGAGCGTGGCCTGTGGTCTTATGTACAGGCTATGATTACAGAAGCCAAGTCTCGTGGCATCAAGACTGAAAACAATGAGGCAAACCTTAATAACCTTAAAGATATGTGTTGGGACGATTGGGGCAATACCATTCCTGATTATTTCCAAGATGAGAACAAACTGCTTCGTATTGTAACTACTCATCGTGCAAACCTATTTAAGAAAGATCCATTGTTGTACGCACCATTCCAATATGCAGTTACAAGCATTAACAATGCACCATGCTGTCCTGAGCGTAAAGAGCCTTGTAAATATTATTGGCCAACACATGAAAAAGTAACCGATAGTGCCCTTGTAGGGCATTGATAGGTTTTCTTTTCTATTTTCCGCCGAACTTTAAAGCATGATATAATCAATCTATGGAAAAATCTAAATGTTTTTATTGTGACAAAGATGCAACATTTTACGATGTTGTATTAAATAATGATGAATATATTGTGAGCGATGTCTGCTCAGACCATTTTTCCGTCGAATTTGTATCTTAGACGATAGGGAAAAATGAATAAAAGAATATTGAAAGATGGCTCGGAAGTCGAATCATATGATAAACCTATCGATTTGATTATTCACACCAAAGCACCAGCCAAGTGGAAACTAATAGATCTTGAAACAGGCCAGGAATACCTAGGCTCTGAAATACCACATGGGACATTTGCTGAAGTATTAAGAAACAAAGTATTAAATGGCATTATTGGCTCATGGTTTAAAACCAAGGGCAGAGATATTTGACAATACGACCTAAGTAGGGTATACTGAATATATGCAAGACTTAATCTATACATACGGCTCATGGGTGTTGGCTGTCATTGGAGTGGCAGGCATATACTTTGTTGGTCGCAAAGATAAGTGGGGTTGGAATGTCCTATTGTTTAATGAGGCGTTATGGATTACATACGCTATAGTTACTGAGCAATATGGATTCATTGTCTCTGCCCTCGCATATGCAGCGGTATACATTAGATCTTACATACATTGGTCAAAAGAGCCAGTTAACGAACTAAACATTTAGGAGATTATTATGATTAGTGCATTCTTCCTCGTACCTGCGTTTATTGCTGGGTATGTATTTTGTTACTTTGTAATGACATACAAAGTTGATCAAAATTAATTATGAGCAGAACATTAGAGTGTCCAATCTGTAAAAAAGAGTGGGAATTAAGATGGGGCATTATGGCAAACGAATCTCTGTCTAGGCATATGAAAGAGCATAAGTGAAACCAAAAGCACACATCTATGATGTTGACGGCACCCTTGCAAATGTAGATCCATTTTTGCACCATGTTCGTGGTGGCAATAGAGATTACGATGCCTTTCATTATTCTTCTATTGATGCCCTGCCGAATACAGAAGTTGTTGAGATGTTAAATAATTCTTATAGTGATAAATTTTCTGTAATTATTGTTACATCAAGAAAAGAAAAGTATCGTGGTATAACATCACTCTGGCTACAAAAAAATAATATAAAAAGCCATGCTTTGTTTATGAGAGCAGACAACGATAATAGGCCAGACTATGAGGCTAAAAAAGATATACTAAATAAGATCAACGAACTCTGGGAAGTTGCTCATGCGGTTGACGACAACCCGCATGTAATTAGGTTGTGGGAAGAAAATAATATACCAACTACTAAGATAGGAACATGGGATGGAGATCGTAGTTGACTAAACAGGCTAACTATGATATGATATATATATGAAAAAGAATAACAACAGAGTATCTCAACAAAAATCAAAGAGATATGCTAAAAATAAAAAAAGACTAAAAGATAAGCCCTACCTTTCTAAGTTTGAACGCCAGCAGTTGGCAAAAAGAGCAGAAATCTTGGGTCAATCTCTAAGCAGCATGGCTGGAAATGTTAGATAAAATAATTAATCTATTGTTTTCTTGGGATAGATTGCGTGTTGCTATTTTTGCAGAAGTAGATTGGTTTAACTCTATTACTCGCACATTAAATGATCCAGAATCTATGAAAACAACATCTGCATTCTGGTGTGAAGAAGATGGTTGGCGTGGCTGGGGTATTAAAGAAGATGGCTCATACTACTTTCATGACTTGCCAGAAAAAGATTTAGGCGGTATACTTGATATTGTAGTAAAAAAAGAAACAGTATACTAGAGGAGATAAATATGCCATGTGGTTGTGGTTTTTCAACTGAGTACCCAGAATGCAACGGTACTCATAAAATAGTAAAATCTGTAAAAGATAAGATTATTGCAGATATTGAAGCCATTGATATATCAGATGGAAAATTAAATGGACTTGGCATGAAAATGCTTGTTCTTGATGCTATCAAAAAGGTAAAAGGTGTCTAACTGGGTTTGTCCTTGTAATGGCTGTAAAAAGGCACAGAAGGTCATTATAGACCAGATCATTGAAGAGTATAAGTCTTGTCCTAATATAGTTGAGTCTGAAGAAAAACTATTTTGTTATACATGGTGGAGACATGATGACTGTGTAAGGATAATGAATCTTCTTAATAAGATTACGAAGAATGATAAATATTCTATACCGCCAGTTAGACAGGAAGTTTCAGATGCTATTGATGAGATGTTAGCAGATCCCAACACACATGAGATACTTAAGAGACTGAAAGACTAAGCAGCAGTAGCCAAGTTGGTCAAGGCCCCGAACTCATAATTCGGTTATCGTCAGTTCAAGTCTGACCTGCTGTACAAGGCTTAACCAGATTCGACTCAGGTTAAGTACAACTGCCCCGAAAATTACGCTGGCTAAAACGGTGGGTAGCATTTGTCGAGAATGTCCACTTAGTTGAGGTCTAGGGAACAGAGCCAACAGTTGATTCTTCCGTAAAAACGGACTTCGTGGTTGGCATTTATTTTACCCTCGTAACTCAGTGGATAGAGTAGCGGACTTCTAATCCGTTTGTCGTTGGTTCAAATCCAATCGAGGGTGCTATAATAGTTTTATGGATGATAATCAAATAGACGAAATTCGAATTCTAATATATAGAAATTTATCTAGAGCAAGCAGAAGATCTCCAAACGATTTTTCAAAAATAGCATATTCTAATGAAGATATTGTTGAAAAAATTGAGTACAACATAAATAGTCATGGGTATAGATCTATAGACTTTAACAAAAATAATGAAATTTTAGTATTAGGGTGCTCTCAAACATACGGTTCTGGAATGCCAAATGAATTTACTTGGCCAGAACTTTTTTCTAATTCTATTAATAAAAAGTATTCAAGGTTGGCTGTGCCAGGGGATAGTATAGGTGCTCAAGTTTATAAAGCATTTAAATATTTTGAAGAAATAGGTAATCCAGAAATAGTTGTAGGAACATTTCCATTATATAGACTAGAGTTTGTTTCTATTCCAAATAAATTTTTGGCTTCTATTAGATCTGGAAATACTGAGTTAGAAAGAACAACAATTGGAATAGCACATTTTTATCAAGAAAAACCAATTGAATTTTCTAAAATTCCACACGACCCAGAGTTTGTTATTCCAAGAGAATTTTCTATATTTTACAATTTTATGCTAATACAAATGCTTGAACAATATTGCAAGTCTAATAAAATAAAATTTATTTGGAGTATATATGATAGCAAGGAAATTGAAATATATATGCAATCAGCACCAAATACTTTAAAAAATTATTTAAGAACCTCAGATGCTTTGTCTGGCTGCCAATGGAATGAAGGTAAGGGCTGTGCAAAAGAATCAAAACACAAATTATTTGATTGGGCTGCAGACTATGATGCTAAAAAGGATTTGGGACATTGGGGCATACATACTCATAAGCACACGGCAGAATTATTTATTGAAAGATATAGGCAAATACAAAATGATTAACAATATTAAGTGGATATATTATAAAATAATTATTTGGTTTAAAAATAGAAAAAGAAAAAAGAAAGACTTTATTTATTAATGATAATACTTGGAATAAACGAAACTAGTCATGATGCCTCAGTTTCTCTAATTAAAGACGGAGAGATCCTTTTTGCTGGGCATGCAGAAAGATATAGTAAGAAAAAAAATGATTGGTATAACAACACAAATATATATTTAGACGCATTAAAATATGGAAAACCAACACATATAGCATATTATGAAAAACCACAACTAAAGCGATCAAGGCTTTTGTTGCGTGGTGGTGCTGGAGAGTGGAAACCAACAATGCCATTTGATCTTCCTGTAAAATATTTTAGCCATCATTATTCCCATGCAGCAGCAGGATACTATACAAGTAAGTTTGATGATGCAGTAATAGTAGTATTAGATTCAATTGGAGAATATAATACTTCTACGGTGTGGACTGGAGAAGGTTCACAAATAAAACAAGTATATAAAAAGAATTATCCATTTAGTTTTGGATTGTTTTATTCTGCATTTACAAAATTAGTTGGACTAAAACCTAACGAAGAAGAATATATTTTTATGGGTATGGCAGCATATGGAGATTGGACAAGATATTTTATAAAAGTTAAAGAATACTTTTACAATATTGATAAACAAAAATACAATTTTCATAAAGGCATTTTAGACTGGAATGAAACTATTGATGATCAAGCGAAGTTTGATATTGCAGCAGCAGTTCAAAGGGTATATGAAGATAGACTTGTCAACTTTATGGCTATGGCTCAAAAGTTAACTAAAAAAAGAAACCTTGTTTTTATGGGCGGTTGTGCATTAAATTGTGCAGCCAACACAATGCTCTGGAAAATGTTTGATGATATTTGGATTATGCCAAACCCAGGAGATGCTGGATCATCTCTTGGCGCAGCAGCAGCACTGTATGGAAAGCATCTAAATTGGAATACCCCATATCTTGGATATGATCTTGGCGGAGAATACCCAGTACAGCAAATCGTGGACGGTATATTAAAAGATGGAATCGTAGCAGTAGCAACAGGCAGAGCAGAATATGGACCAAGGGCTTTAGGAAATAGATCAATTCTCGCAGATCCAAGAGATCCAAATATTAAAGACAAAGTTAATTTAATTAAACAAAGAGAATTATTTAGACCTTTTGCTCCAGTAGTTATGGAAGAATGTGCATCTAAATGGTTTGATATGGATTTTACAAGCCCATACATGCAGTACGCAGTCAAGTGCCTACAACCAGACAAAATACCCTCTGTCGTACATGCTGATGGTACCTCAAGGGTTCAAACAGTAAATAGAAACCAGCATCGTGGTTTGTGGAGAGTTTTAAACAAGTTTTACCTTCAAACTGGAGTACCCATACTACTTAATACCAGTTTAAATATAAAGGGTCAGCCCCTATTAAATGATGAAGATGATATTATTCAATGGGAAAATAAATATAACTTTACAATTATTAGGTAAGGTGCTATAATTGTAGTAAGAGTGTGGTTAGACTATGTGTGTCGGGAAACACATTTAGCCTATGTTGCAACACCACACTCCCCTAGATTTTGTAACACATATAACAGAAAGAGAACTCATGAGTGAAGTAAAGTGTCCATACACTGGCAAAACATATACAACAGAAGCCACAACAAATAAAGATTGGTGGCCAAACCAACTAGACTTATCCCCTCTTAGAAAAAATTCTTCTAAGTCAGATCCAATGGGGGAAGACTTTGACTATGCTAAAGAGTTTAGCAGTTTAGATCTTGATGCTATTAAGGCTGATATTGATACTCTTCTAACTACCTCGCAAGATTGGTGGCCTGCAGACTATGGCAATTATGGACCATTCTTTATTCGTATGGCATGGCACAGTGCTGGTACTTATAGAGTAACTGATGGTCGTGGTGGCGCAGGAGAAGGTCTACATAGATTTTCACCACAAAACTCATGGCCAGACAATGGCAATTTAGATAAGGCTCGTAGACTTCTATGGCCTATTAAGAAGAAATATGGCAAGAAGATTTCATGGGCAGACCTTATGATTCTTGCTGGTAATGTTGCTTTAGAAAACATGGGCTTTAAGACATTTGGTTTTGGTGGAGGTCGTGAAGATGTTTGGGAAGCAGATGATACTTACTGGGGTAGTGAAAAGGAATGGCTTGCAGATAATCGTTATAGCGGTGATCGTGAGTTAGAGAATCCTCTTGCTGCAGTACAGATGGGTTTGATTTATGTAAACCCTGAAGGACCAAATGGTAATCCAGATCCACTTTTATCTGCTCGTGATATTCGTGAAACATTTGCTCGTATGGCAATGAATGATGAAGAAACCGTTGCTCTTATTGCTGGTGGACACGCATTTGGTAAAGCGCATGGTGCTGGAGATCCTTCACATGTTGGGCCAAATCCAGAGGCTGCGCCTATCGAAGAGCAGGGTCTTGGATGGAAGAATTCGTTTGGCAAAGGTAATGCAGAAGATACAATTACAAGCGGTATTGAAGGTGCATGGACTGCTACTCCTACTAAGTGGGACAATTCATACTTAAAAACTTTATTTAAGTACGATTGGAAGCAGGTAAAGAGTCCTGCTGGTGCAACACAATGGATTCCTACAGATGAGTCTGCTGCTGATTTAGTTCCAGATGCACACATTCAAGGTAAATTTCATGCTCCAGTTATGACAACTGCAGACCTTGCGCTTAAGTTTGATCCAGAGTATGAAAAGATTTCAAGACGATTCCTTGAAGATTTTGACTACTTTTCTGATCAATTTGCTCGTGCTTGGTTTAAGTTGACACATAGAGATATGGGTCCAATTGCAAGGTATCTTGGTAGTGAAGTTCCTTCAGAAGAACTAATTTGGCAAGATCCAGTTCCAGCATATGTTCCAATCAAAATCGATATTGAGTCTGTTAAAAATGAAATTAAATCATCTAAGATTCCAGTCTATCATTTTGTTTATACAGCATGGGTTTCTGCTTCTACTTTCCGCAAAACAGATAAGCGTGGTGGAGCAAATGGATCCAGAATAAGACTGGAGCCACAAAACACTTGGGAAACTGTAAATAATGATATGGTATGGGGTACATTAACATACCTTGAAGATTTACACGAAAGATTGGCTGGAAACATGTCTTTCGCAGACCTGATTGTTCTCGCTGGTTGTGCTGCTATTGAAAAAGCATCTGGAGAGTCTGTAAGTGTTCCATTTACTCCTGGACGAACTGATGCAACACAAGAGCAAACAGACATTGAATCATTTAAAGTTTTAGAACCAGTCGCTGATGGTTTTATAAATTACTTAAAAGATGGTATAACTGTTCCTGCAGAAAAACTCCTAGTAGAAAAAGCAAACATGCTAAACCTTACTCCAGTAGAACTTGTTGTCTTGCTAGGTGGCATGAGAACTCTTACTGGGCACAATCTTCATAATGGATATTTAAAAAATATTCTTTCTGGTCATTTTTCGTGGACTCAGGTTTCTGAAAATAAATTTGAGGGAACTGTTGACGGAGAGCCAACTGGATCAGCAACTCGTGCTGACTTAATTATAGGATCAAATTCTGAACTTCGTGCTATTGCAGAGGTGTATGCATGTGATGACGCACATCAAAAATTCATAAATGACTTTGCAAAGGTGTGGAACAAGATAATGATGCTTGACAGATTTGATGTAAAGTAATATGGATTGCCTCCTTAACTCAGGGGTAGAGTACCCGCCTTGTAAGCGGGTTGTCGTAGGTTCAAATCCTACAGGAGGCTCAAATGAACGAACTAGAATATGAAATTAAAGCAATATTGTTTGAAATTGGTAAAGATTTAAAGGTTCATAAATTAATTGATGGCAACCTAATTGTTGAAATTGATTACGACAAATATACAATTGAGATAATGGAACTTTTTGCAAAATATTTTTCTAGTTAGTTGGTAACCAGAATAAAGAGTTGTCTTCGTATATTTCTTTATCAATAGGGAACATATTTCTAATATATTCTAAATCTTCTTCAGTTAAAGAGTTAAACAAAATTTCTGAAGAATTATTTTTAAAGTATTCTTTGTTTGCATTTTCGATTTTTATGTTTGATGATATGCCCAAGTCTTTTAAAATTTTATTTATTAGTAAGTTGTAATCAATTAATTTTAAGTCTTTTTGTCTAATCATTAAATTAACTCTGCGAATTCTTTTATAAATTTCTTCTGTATTAAACTTTTCATTGTTTTCATATTTGACCATAGCCTCTTGGAGAAGTGACCTGGTCTCGACATCTGGACTCAGCATAAAATTTTTAGACTGAAAATCTTTCATATATCCCCACCTTTGTGCCGTATTATATAGTTCATCTTTGCTAATCACAAGTGGCTCAGTATTCATCTTAATTATGTTCCAGTTATCTTCATCTACTAAACCATTTTTTATTGCAACAGAATGACACATAGCACTAACAAAAAACTCACATGGATCTCTAAAAATAGATATAATATATGTTTTATCATCTATCCATGATGGCCAACCAGCATGCTGCCTCATATCTTCTGGAGACTTTACTAGTTCTATTCCATTATCTTTTAGTATGTTTTCTATCGGACGCAATATGTACTTAGTTAAAAACCTACCGCCAGTTTTTGGAATATGTAAAAAATAAACTTTGTTATATTTCATGAAAACATTGACTTCAATACAAAATCAGAAGCAACACCAGTAAAACGATCATACACCTTATTATCAATTTTAGATATTAATGTTGGTATTGATTGCACATTATACTGTTCTGCTTTAACAAAATCCTTGTCTACATCTATCTTGTCATAGTGTATATCTGGATTATTAGATATAAAATTTTCTATGATTGGAGCCATTCTTTTGCATGGAGCACACCAATCTGCAGTAAAATGTATTAACTCTTTCAACGCTTATCCTTTTTATTGTATTCACCATACTTACCAAGTACTGCTTTTACTGTTCCATCTTTACGAAGACGAACAATCATTCCATCTTTAATCTGAATAGGGTTAAATGGATGTTTGGATCTATATTTTCCAGATGATTTTCTTGAAGACATTATATTGTGTGTCTTTCTCTACTTGCTCTTGTGTAGTCCTTGCCAAAATCAGCAAACAAAGCCTTATCTTTTTCACGATTAACAATTGATCTTGACCATGAGAATCCTGCGTCTCCACCCCATGCTAACCACATAATATATCCATTAGATGGGTTTGCTTGATTGCCCCAGTCTTTACCCTTTTTGTCTACTTCATGGCGTGAGAAGTATGAGTACATTCTCTTAACAGTACTAAGAGATAAAGATTCACCTCTTGCTAACTGACCTGCACGAGTCCAGCCAACAGAAGTTCCTGCACCAGTTGCTTTGCCTTGCTCTTTAAATCTAATTGCTTTTCTTGCTGCTGCTCTAGCACCTGCTGGTGGTGAGTAGCCATCTGCCTTTTCTACAGAATCTGTATCATATACAACAGTGTCATCATCTTCCCAAATATCATCAGCCTTTTTGGCAGGGACACAATTAGGAACCATTCGTCCACCATCTCCTGGCTTCATTCCTCTTTGAACATATCCATCCCAACATGGTGCTTTTTTATTTACATTTGTACAACAATCTGATTTCATTTCTCCAGATTGGCATTGTGGACATTCCTCGCATGTCACATCTAATTCTTTACACATTGGGCATCCGCATCCCTCGTATGCTTTATCCATTCCTACATTCTCTTCTAATGATGGCATAACCATAACCTCCGATGCCTTTGCTCCAACAAAATATTCAGTCTCTTCAAGACCGCCTTCTTCCATTTCAAATAATTGTATTAGTATTGCTGGCTCTGTTGGGCTTGCCTCAATAGCATATTCTGATCCTGGTGTTCCCAGCATACCCTCGTTCATAACATGAACTACACGACCAACATACATTTCTTCTTCGTGTGGGGCCATAACCATGTCGCCCTCTTTGACCATAGCCTTGTCTATATTGCCCTCAGAACGGTTTATAGCATAGATCTGTGCTGCTGCCTCACGACGAGTCTTATGGCATCCCATAACCTCTCCTGTGTCCTTTAAAGCAGGGTATCCAGAACAACCTGACGACCCCTTAGAACCTATACGATATGGCATCTAACTATTATAGCATAAATGTGGAGCAGTTTATAGACTTGCTCAGGTCCCCCAAGTTGCGATCTTGGGCTTATCCGTACTCAGCAATAAGGTTGCTATTAGCAACTGCATGTATCATGACGGAATGTTTTATTATACTACTTTATTTTGATTGTTTTTGGTTTCTTTTCTTCGGGGATGTTTCTTTCCACAAAGACGCTAAGAATACCGTCTGCCATTTCAGCACTATCTACCTCCATATACTCTCCAAGAGCAAAGGTGCGTGTGAATTTGCGAGTTGCGATACCCTTATGAAGTACATTTTCTGTACCCTCTTCGGTTTTCTCACCCTTGACGATTAGACTTCCATTATCCACAGAAACCTCGACTTCGTCCTTGCTGAAACCAGCAATGGCCAAAGACAACTTGTAAGTATCCTCATCGATCTTTACCACATCATATGGTGGATAAGATTGACGAGTTGCCTCACGATGGATGTTATAGAAGCGGTCCAACTCTCTGTTGAAACCAATAAAAAAAGGATCCTTAAAAAGATCCAATGACCATGTACTTACCATTTTTTTCCTCCTTGTTAAGCGAGTCATTTTAAGTACCCCCCTTTGGGCAGGTACATATATATTATAGCATAAAAAATGGAGGTGTCAAATTAATAACACCTCCAAATTTTATTTATTTTTTACAGCATTTGCTGTGGCTTTCCGCCACCGCCAGACTTCTTCTTTGCAACAGCCTTTTTAGCAGGCTTCTTTACAACTTTTGCAGTCTTAAGTGCTACATCAACATCTTCTACTGATGGCATTCTACCAAATGCAGTATCGGATGGATTTGCTGCTCTCAATACAACTGGCACAAGTGCACCAAGCAATGAGTATGCAAGTGTCTGTATGTCAGTAACTCCAGAAGCATACATTGCTGTTGCTGCTCCAAGGACTGATCTTCCGTATGATGCTAACGCTTTCTTGATTTGTTCATTCATTTTATTCCTCCTAGGATATGAACTTACTAATGGCTACCCAAACTGGTTGAGCAATCCATATTCCCATTATACCAGCAACCCCAGCAAAAACCTTGGGGGCAGGCAATGGCAATTTTAATGAGATACATATAAGCCCAAATACTAGGCCTACAGACAAAGATAATAATATTTCTTTCATTTATTTACTCACATTTCTAGACTCTACATAGTCTTTAATAAAGGGAACTATAACATCTACCTCTTGCCAAGGAACAGCATTAATTAGTAAGTGGTTGATACCTCTTTTTTCAAGAGTTTTTACAAAGTCATCAAATTGTTCGTGTGTAAAGTAGGCAGCATCTAACACTACCTTTGGTATTTCTCCTTTTTGCCAAACAGGCCTGATAGCATAATTTGTCAATAAATCAAGTTCTTCTTCTGTTTTCCTAATAATTGGAGTAATTGCAAGCATTATTTCTACTCCATCTAACTCCAGTGGAATTAACTTATTAGGATTTTTTAATACATCAGACCAGCCACCACGAACATATATGTGGTATGGCAAAATAATTTTATGACCATACTTCTTTGCTGCTTTAAAAACATATTCATTAGTTGTTGAAACATATACATCTAGTTTGTTTTTGTGGTTTGGATCACGCCAATATCCTGGAGATTCTTTATCTTGATCCATTTCATTAAGTTGTTTAAGAAACTCTATCATGTAGTTTGATCTGTCAACTGAACTTGAGTCATCATTTACATCCCCGACAATTCCGCCAACCCCAGATTCGTGATCTTTTATGTATCCAGAGATTAAATTAATCTGAAGCCTCCCTTTGTCTATTTTGTCCATAGACCTATTTATCATAGAAAGGTACTGTGGAGATATTGTGTATGGGCGAATTGCTACGAGATACTTTATTTGTTCTCCCTGCTTTATATCAATTGCTGCCTTTACAAACATATCTCCTTCAGGAATATCGTGTGTAAACATAACTCCAGAAAAATGACTACTGTTAAGGTTCGATGGTGACTTTATGTTACCTGGATCCCCCATCACACCGCCAAAATAATAAAAATTCATTATATTATTCTATCATCATTTTCTGGTAGTAATTTTTTTAATTCTTTAAATTCTGAAGATATTTTTTTAAGAGCAAAATCATGAGGAGAAACCATTCCCTCAATAGCAACACCGTACTTGTCGTAATATTCAAGTTGTGGCTCAACTTCATCAATAAATTTTTTAAGACCTGCCTGCACAGCCTCTATATATTCATAGGCTAAATCACGAGAATCTGAAACAAATTTCAAAAAATCCTCATTTGCTTTTTCTTTATCTGTTTTATTTTCTTTATGTTGAATTTCTTGTTCTAGCAAAGTCTTAAGAGTGTTGGCAAGAATCGAAACATTAATTCTTTTTTGAACAGAGTACATGTATAAAAATAATACTGATGTAATAGATAATAAAATAATTAAGAATAAATCAATCATAGTTCTTTACCACCTTCTCTAACTAATTGAACTATAGCACCATTAGCCTCAAGGGCCTTTTTTGTTTTAATCATATAATTAGCAGCACGAATCTTGTCATCATGACTTAACAGCATAAAAGATTTTTCTGATGCCCTAACAGTAATAAATCCTTCTTGATGTTCTATAATATCCAAACCAAACCCCTTTGGGGCAAGGTGATCTAATGATCTAAATGCTCTTCTCATAGCATCTGTATATACTACTCCATTGTTAGAGATTGCCATGTAAGCCCCCAATCAGCCTTTGTCTTGTGGTTAGAGAATTCTTTAGATATTTCTCCATTTTCTAAATATACCCCGCCCCATACGCCCCACTCTTTGCCAGAAATTCCAACAGAAAAACAATCTTTTCTTACTGGACACTTAGAGCAAAGTAGGTCAACAGCAGGCCTAAGTAATTCATCTTCTTCGTATTTATCAAAAAATACATTTGTGTCGTAGTCTAGACATGCAGCATCATCTTTCCACTCATGCTTATTCATAGTTATGCTACATACTTGTCAGGTATTTCCCATCCGTTTCTAGAAACGACAAAAGTTTTTTTCAAGTACCATGCACCGTTTTTTCTTGCACCATACTTTGATGTAAAAGCCTTATCTGACTTTAGCATCTCAATAACATTCCAACCATCCCAAGATAAATTTTTGTTTTTAGAAACAATAGTTTCCATTTCCTCAAGAGATTTAATTGTTTTCATCATACCCCCCCCTAAAAGTTGTATACATTAGTATTTATATTTTTTGATTTTGATAAACTAACCAGGTTTGAAGTTCTTTCTTTTGGATTTGAAACAAAAACAAAATGGTTAAAACTATCAACATTTTCTTCAAACCATTGAGGTGTAACCCTAAACAATTTGATCTGCTTTCCTCTAGACTTCATACCCCTTTCAGAAAGATTTACAAACTCCATTGCCATATCATTAATATTGCCTGGACCAACAGAATATAAATAAAATTCTTTTTCGTTGTCTTTTAATTCAGACAAAGCAACAGCCATTGCTCTAAGGAAAATATTATAGTTGTTGAAGTTAGGCGTTCCCTGAACCCCGACTATCATCACTTGTCCCTTCTGTTAGTTTGTCTACTATGAACAACATCTTATCTAATTGTACCTTATCCATGTTACTTGTGTCAACTCTTTCCGCAGAATCTTTATCAATTCTTTCATTAACCAGAGGCGCTTTATAAAATGTGTTATTTTTGATCCAATAGGCCTCATCGTCTACAACTATAACTTTGGTAGTAGAGTCGTCCTGATGTTTAGCAGATTGGGTTTTTGCTTTCATTTTTCTTTTATATTTTTTAGCACCCGCATATCTATGATGAAGCATTGCCTGGCTTACAATTTGTCTAGGCATATAACTTTTGCGACTCTTAATAATATAAATAGATACCCCTAGTACAATTATTCCTGTTAATAAGACTGCCCCAAGCAAATTATTCATAGGTGCCCCCATAAACTTATTCTATCATCGTTTATCAGCAATAATTTTTAGAAGTTGTTTAAGAGTAGACCTTTCGTTTGCATCCAACATTTTAACTTGGCTTTGATCAAAAGATTTTTTATTAATTTTAACAATTGGATTTGCATCTGTCACATCCATATCTATAAAACCTTTTTCCCAAAGTGTCATAGTAACTTCTGAAAAGTAACTGCCGATAGCATTGTCTAGTTTGGGGTCAATGTCTTTTAACATTTCTGTTTTTACATACATATTTTCCCCAGTTTCTGGATCTTTACCAGCAAACCTCAACCCTCCAGTTAAAATTAATTTTTGAAATATTCTTTCTGAATCTCTCACTTTCCAGACTTCTTTCTTGCTTTTGCTAAAGCATCAAAATCTTTTACCTTGGTATCCCCAAGATAGCCCCAGGCATATCCATCATTAATCATATGATCATTGACTGAGACAGTATCCTCATTAACATATATCCATCCAAGTATTCTGCCATACTTTTCTGAAGAGTCCATTTTTTCAGTTTTAATGATAACTGACTTTGCATCTTTAAGAAACTTTTTTAAATATTCTTTTGACTCAAGACCTAAAACCTTTTCTGCTTTATCTGATGTGCGAGACTCAGGGGTATCAATACCAGCCAGCCTTACACGAGATGAAAACAAAATGTCAAATCCTAAATCAATTAAAACGTCAATGGTATCTCCATCTACTACGTTTTCTACTTTTCTTACATAATATGTATACATACAAGCCTCCTTAGACCCAATACTTAATTATAGCAGTTATAGCCAGAATTGTCCAGAGGATATTGAACCAGATTAAGGTTGGTATGGTTTTTACAGTAGAAGACCATATTAACATTAGGCTTGAAACCAGGGCAAAAATATAAAGCCACCACCACTGCTTGTCAAATAATAGTCCTGGGATAATAATTATTGCTTTGGCGACAAATGCAAAAAACTCAACAGTGTTTGGTTTGTTCCAGTATTCTATTTTCCCCATAGTTTTAAGAGAATGATACCAGCCTGGTCTTGTTTTCATTTTAAACTTTCTAAAAATTGTCTATGATCCATACACTCTGCTATTTTATAATTTTGATAGTTATTGTAATAGTCATACATGTCAACTCCCTTTTTATAGTCAGGAGAGTTTTCTGTGTATGTTTTAGCAACATCTTTATTTATTGTATCGTGTGCAGATCCAACAAATATCCAACTGTTTATTGTCCATTCATTACCAGCATCTAAACTATTAGGTAGCCTACTGCCCCACTTATCCATTTTTTCTTTTAAATTTTTTGGTGACTTTTCATAAGAGAATTTTTTCCAAAAATCTGTGTCTTTTCTTAATGTTATATAATGAAAATAAATAAAATCAGAAATGCTATTGTTCATTTTTAATATATTGTTATTAAATTCTTTTCTTATTTCTTCAGAGTTACCACTTATCCATAGAGGGTTGTCGAATATTTGTGATAATTGTACTATACTTACCCAAATAGATGTTGCCTCTAATGGTTCAATAAAGTTTGCTGCGAGTCCTATTGCTACACAATTATTTATCCACGGTTCTTCATAGCATCCAGCATTAAATTGAAACCCACCCTTGTCTTTTCTAGGGTATATTGGCTCATATCCCAGAAATTCTTCTATTTCTTTTATTGCATCTTTTTCAGATATAAGAGATGAATCATATACATACCCGCAACCGAATCTTGTTTGAAGTGGTATTTTCCACATCCATCCATACTTCATTGCTATTGCCTCTGTATATGGCGGTATTTTATCTTCCATATCAATAAAAAATGGAATGGCAGAATCAACAGGAAGAAAGTCTTTATAACTGTTCCATTTGGCATTATATACTTTACCAATAATTAATCTATGAAATCCACTACAGTCAAAAACAAAATCACATAAAATGTTTTCATTATTTTCTAAAAGTAAACTACTTATATATCCATTTTCACCCAATGAAATATTTTTTATAGTGCCATCTATTAGTTTTATTCCTCTTTCGGTTCCTATTTCCTTTAGCCTATTTGCTAATTTTGTGGCATTAAAATGTATAGATATGTTGCCTATTTTTTTATAGTCAAAAATAGGATCTTTTTTAGAAACAAACCCAAAGTCTACCTTATTATTTTCTAAAACAAAAGGAACTTTTTTCTTTTCTGAAATTTTTTCCATGAAGTCTATCTCATTTACGCTATTATTTAAAGACAGGCTTGCTACCATTAGTGGACTATTTGATAAATATCTATCACTTAAAGCATCAAAACCAAGTTGTTTATCAGTTGTAGAAAAACCGTGGTAATAAAATCTTCCATCATTATTCCAGTTTGTAAACTTAATTCCGTTTTTTATTGTTGCATCACAATTTTTGATTAAGTCTGACAATGGTATATCTAAATGATTTAAAAAGTCTGTAAGGTATGGCGTAGAGCCTTCTCCTGCACCCAAAATTCCTATCTCTGTTGATTCTATAACTGTTATGTCTAGGTCTGGATATGATCGCTGCGCTTTAAGCGCTGTAAGCCAACCAGCAGTTCCTCCGCCAACCACAACTATTTTTTTTGTCATTACTTTCTACCCCACTGTATTTTATTCCATCCACGCTCATGAAAATAATAAAGAATAGTCTTAGTAATAACTTCTAAACTTGCTATGCTTGCAGCAACTACTGGCTTTTTAGTAATAAACCAGGATATAACGAATGTATCTGCAGTACCAACTACTCTCCAGGTGATTGCTTTTACTGCAGATCTAGATTTTGTTACGCTCATGATGGCCACTCCATATTACTTGGTTTAGTGAGCCAGTCCCACAACTTAGATACCCATTTCTTTACGCTTTTGCGTAGCCGATATAGCATGAATGTCTGCCCCCAAATCTACTTGTTCAATCTTGTATCCTACATCACGGCCATAAACAATGTTTGTGATGTTTGGTAGTCTTAGAATTAATGTATTTTTGTATGGATTATCTTTCTTTATATACCCCGAAACCTCATCATACATCAATGGATCCTTTTCTGATGTATTATAAGTGTTGCGTACACCAACTAATACCTGATCAGTTCTTTTATGTGCCTCATTCTTAAGAGCCTGATGACCCTCATGCCAAGGCTGATATCTGCCAAGTTGCAGGGTAGTAGGAGCAGACCAATCAAATAGACCACAAGCCTGCAATATTGTGTCTACTTCTTGCTCTACAGTGTACCCATCAAGAATTCTGATATGAAAGTTTATAGGATCTCTCCAAAGTTTGTTAGTGTCCTCAAACCTTCCTTCTTTTATTCTGTCAACCCACACAATAACATCAGCAAAGCCAAATGCACTCCTTGTTTCATCTGTTGGACAAACAAAGTCTACAATTACTGGAGCAACATTTTGTTTAGCAATTAGCCTTGCCATTTCTCCCATACGCCTTGCTTGTTCGATTCTATCGGCGGGAGTGAAAAAAAGATCTGAATTAACGGTAGACCTAACCTCGTCTGCATTAAGATGAATAGCGTTGATGCGTTCTTTAAGTGCAACTGCTAATGCTGTTTTGCCAGACCCAGGAAGTCCTATAATTTGTATAATCATCTTGTACCCAACTCTTCGTTTGGCATTATGTCAATAAGCAAATGAACTCTATCTATGTCACTATTATTTTCTACAAGATGTGGTCTTGAATTATTAATCTCCCAGCACTCTCCAGCCTGCATACTTATTTTTTCATTTCCTACCCCAAAAAATACATTATCTGAGGTTACTATTGGTATGTGATTTCGTCTAGAAAACATAAGATAATCTCCAGAGTCAAAATGTATTGATATGTCTTGTCTTGCTTTTAACTTGATTAGCAACACCATTCCCCTAGTACCGTTATGAATTTCCTCTAAATTTTTTATAATAGGCTCAAGGATCTCAATTAATTTTTCATCATTTGATTCTTTCTTTACCAAAAACAAATCACCGCCCTTCCAAAGAAGGTTGGCCCTATAAACAAAATATGAAACTGTATCTTTGTGAACATCGTAGTTGTCTTGTCTTGATGTGTCTAATAGCCACTCGCTAGAAAAATTTGAAATATGATTTTTTATTGCTTCAACATCATAGGTTGCATGCTTTTTAAAATTAAAGTCTTCGCTAGTTTTTCTCATTTACGGCCTCATCCAATCATCAAAGTTTGTACTATATTTAAACAAGTCAAAGTCAACCTTGTATAGTATTTTAACTATATCTATTATATCATTAGTGTAGTCATTTAGATAGGAGTCTATATCATAATTGCCCAAATTATATCTACCCAACTTCCAGTTAAAATCAGACTCAAGTTCTTTTAAATTTTCAAACTTATATACTTTATTAACCTGTATCTCATTATTTTCAGCAATGTAAAAAGATTGAGGGTAGTGAAGCAGAGGGGTTGTTGGCGATATTATATTTTTTAATATATTTTCTAGATACTCTTTAAAAGATATTTCTGTTTTATTAGTCTTGTTGTATTGCTTATAGCAACTATATGTTCTTGCATATGGGTTTCTAACAACTGAGAAAGAGAATATGTTGTGATCTATTGTATTTGCACTCTCTAAATATGAGTATGGGTCATGATGTCTTGGCCATGCTCTATTCCAGTTGTCTAGATTGTTATCATAGAGTATTTTAGAAATAGAAGATCCAGCAGTTTTTGGTATATGCACAAACAATACACCAGAATATTCCTTGTTGTTAATTAGCATGTTGGTTAATTTCACTGTTTATTTCTTTAACAAGTTTATTAACTCTAATATGATTTTCTTTATTCCAAAAATCATCCATATATATATTGTTAGTTATTATTAATAAATCAGTTATTTTTTCATCTTTAAGTTTAAGAATTTGCTCCTTTACCGTTTCGTGGTCTCCGATTATTGAATAACGTATATACCCTGGATTAACAGAAAGAACCTTTTCATTAAACTTTTCAAGTTCATCGTTTGATTCTAATATAGTAACAACAGCAGCAACCATTATGTTTTGAATTCCATAAAATCTATCAATATTGTCTCTATACGAATCTATACTGCTTAGAGATGTTCCATTAAATATTCTTACAGTATCCAAAGCATACTCATGAAAACCGCTAAATACCATAGGTGGTTTTACTGATGATGGACAATACATGTTATACATCTTTACAAATTCCCTTAAAAACTTAATTCTTTTTTCTATTGTGTCTATGGAATCTGATTTTCCAAAAATATCAAACTCCAGGTCTGGCTCATCTTCTCTGTTGTGAAAATCTCCAGCAACCCAATTAAACATAAGTCTGTCTTTGTCTACTTGGCTATGTCCAATTGTCATCATAGAGCAATACTGTGGACTTAGATGATATGGCCTTAGCGCTATCATATATTTTAATTTATGCCCTGGGATAATTGCAGCAGCAGACTTTATAAAATAATCTGCCTGAGCAGAATGAAATGTTAGTAGAACTGATTTATATCCAGAATCTTCTAGGCTGTAGGAAAGATGCTTCAATTCTTCAACATTACAATGTTGATCTCTTAGCATATAGTGCAGCCTCATTACTGGTTTATTTTTTCTCGCTCATCAACAATAGAAATAGCAAACTTCATCATGCTATCATAGCCAACAGCGTTATCCATAATTTTATTATAATGGTGTCCGCAGAAAAATAATTCTCCAGAAATTCCAGAGACTTTAACTAGAGCCTCAGCGCCACACTTATCACAGCGATCCTGGGGGCCAAGAGTCCAAGTCTTTTCTTCTTCCTTTGACTTTAACATACTAAACATATTATACCCTTCGATTGTCAGTTTTATAGAACCCAGAGCCATTGAATGTGACTCCTATATTAGAGTATACACGAACTAAGCCTTTATTGCAAGTTTCACACCTATACCCTGGGTCCTCATCGGACATAGATCTAACTTTTGTATATCTTGTATCACAAGACACACAGTCATATTCATATGATGGCATTATTTTTTCTTTTTTTTAGCCTTTACATACCAAACAGGAAGTTTAAGTTCATCTCCAGACCATTCGTATCCCAGAGCCTTTACCACAAACTTAATAATTTTTATTCTCATTTTGCTTTTCTCTCCCACTTTGTTCCTTCTTGTATGATACCATCTTTGTCACGATCTACCGCATTAGGGTTAAATCCTTGAGAAATTTTTTTCTCTAGCCTATCTTCTTTAATTGTAATAACAGAAATAATTAATGCTAAAGCAGCATAAACAAGTAGTGCTTCCATCACTTTACCCTTTTACCAAATCTTGCCCAAAGTCTTTCGTGAATATAAAAGAAGGTCATCTCTAGCGTTAAATACGACAGTCCATAAAGGCCTACATATTCCCATTCTGCCTCTCCAGTATAATACTTTAGGACAAAATAAATTATTCCAGAGACAAAAGTAAAGTGTACAAATGGCCAACTAATAGTTTTTAATAAAGATTTTTTCTTTGATTCCATTATAATGCCACCTGTGGTCTTCCTCCGCCACCAGCAGACTTCTTTTTCTTTTTCTTTGGAGCAGCACTTTGTGGTGTTGCTACATCAGAAGATCCTACCTTGCTAAGAAGTGGAAGGCTCTCTTCCCCAGTGTACACTGGACGACCCCATCCAACAACAGCATTAATCAACTTCTTTTTATTATTCTTTACATATGCACGAGTCTTCTCTACGCACATTCCGCCGTTTCTTTGGTCTCCTTTTGCAGTGCCAGAAGTATTGCCCTCAATAACTTGGATTGTTCCGTCTCCATTGTTCTTTACGCAAAGACCAACATGCGAAATTCTATTAACACCGTCATCTGGAAAATCAAAATAAATCCAGTCTCCTGGAGTTGGATCATCGTTACGAGCATCTGCCCAGCGATCATTCTTCTTAAACCAATCTGATGCTGCTACTGTAGACGCTGACTTTGGATACTTTTTTGGATTTAATCCTGCAGTATACGCACACCAAGAAACGAATGATTGGCACCATGGCTGAAAATTAACTCCAGTCCACTTACCATATTTTGTTTCGTTATCTTTAGGTCCCTCGATTGTACCTATTTCTTTTCTGGCAACCTCAATAATCGCCTCTAAACTTCCTTTTACGGACATATGCTTCCTCCTTGTTAATATAGCACAACTATATTATATCAGACTATACTATGCCTGTCAAGGACTATAATATTTATATTTTTACTAATGCTGGGTTTAAAGGAGATCTTGCTCCCGCTATTGCCTTCTCTATTTCAGAGCAAACAAAGTTAAACTCTTCTTCAAAGATTTCAGGAGATCTATCTTCGCCCATTTTAGGCTCTTTTCCTTCTGCAATCATTGCATCTTTCAGAGTTTTTTCAATGTCATAGTTTAGAACTGTGCATGTAAAATGCTTCATGACATATCCATCTTTGTCTATTAAATACTTTTCATAGTTTCCGCCCATTTGAACTCCATCATAGAATCCAATGTTTAACCATGGGGACTTAAATTTTCCATGAACATTTCCATCTTCTAGAGAATCTCTCATAGATCTCAATTTCTCCATCTGAGATGAAATCTCTGCATACAACTCATGTGGTGGTAGTGTTGGTTGACCCAATCCATTAGTTCCAGTTGTAAGACCATTACCTAAAACCTCATTCAACAACTCATGTGGAACAGAAGAAACCATCTCTGAATACTTAAATGTTGTATTATAAACCTCTTCTCCATAAGCCTTTGAATCTAAACCGCAGGTAATTCCTTGTGACCACTTGCCCTTAGTAACTCCTGGACCACAATAGTCATTTGTTGGGACAGCAATAATTTCAAATTCTTCATTGTTATACTTATCTTGAAGCATTTGTAGGACTTCCAACTGATTTGCGTTACCGCAACCAACTGTAGTATTGGCAACTAGTGTAACTTTGCCTTTATATTGCTGTAGGTGATTTGGGGTACCTTCCGCAGAAGATAACTGGATGTCATATATTGGTTTCATGTCTATATTATAACACATTTTTAGCCATGTTTTAAGGGGCAGTTTTTAGTCATGCCCAGGACCTATAACTAACTACGAAGGTAAGACGATGATCCAATCAAAATTTTTGCAAGAGACGATAAGTACTCTCCAAATGATTTTGATGAATTTGTGCTTACGTATGAGGCTGATGCAACAGCAGTAGCAACAGACGAACCGTACGCAACTGTTGGAGCACCGTTATATTTAGTGATTTTTACTCCAGATCTAGCGACCATATCAAGTCCTGGACCTTGGTTGGTTGCTGCCTCAAGTTGAGTTTCAGTAGCCAATGCTCCGACTCCAATAACTCCATCGACACATGAAGGGAATCCCACAACATCTTTTCTACGATCATTTCCTGTTGCAACAAACACTGGAACATTGTTTGCATTTAGTAAAGATACAGCATTAATTGTTTCTGTATCTTTTGTGCATCGTGACAGGTTGTCGGCAGAGACTGAAGACTGGCTAATTGATAAAGCGTCAATGCTATATTTAGATGCATTATTTGATACCCAATCAATTGCTGCTGTTAGGGCTCTAACATCTCCCCTTGAATTTCCAATGCTTGTAACATCATTAAATCTAATAAATACAATCTTGATGTTAGGATCTACTGTAAGTGCAGACTTAACCATGCTGTCACCGTGATATGTTCTATTATTAATAGATTTTGGCCATGGGGCAGATGCTGCGCCCTTACCCTCCATAAACAATTCGCCGTTTGGACATGACATATTTCTAGATGCAATTGTTGACTTTACTGTTGTAAAGCAAACCTCGTGAATAATTTGAGGGAAATTGTCAGAGTTAATGGCGGTATCAATAATTGCCAAAACCTTTTGATCATCTGCCTGTGAAGGCTGAATTACAGTAACTACAAGTAGTGCCGATAGTATTGCTATTAGTGTCTTTTTCATTTGTTTATCCTTTGTTTGTTGTTTGTTTATTCTTTTATTTTTACTACTAATTGACATGGATCTCCGCCGTCTTCCCATTCCTGCTGCTCTTCATCAGTCATGTACGGATCTCCTTCATGCGTATTGCAGAACGGTTCTGTTATCCATCCCCGTTCAATTCCATTGTTTAACCATATGGAAAACTCGTCGTAATCTTGTTCTTCGATCATATATTAAGTATACCCTTAAGCAGTCACAATGTCAACTGGGCCTGTGCAAGATGGGCTAAATTTTATTGCTGCGTTTACTGCCTGCATAACCCTATTTCTTGCATTTTTTTGTTTATCTGTTGCAAATAAAACCCCATACGCATATTCTGATCCAGACCCCATTGCAATATATGGCAGTGTATATTTAGATAAAGACATATCTACAGCGCTATGCTCATATATTTCACCACGAATTCCAATAATCAAACCTAGATCTCCATCTTTGCTAGTATCTACCCAAAACTCATTATAAAATTCCCTTAGTTCTTTGATAAATCTAGTTTGCATAAACTTGTCTGTATCCTTTATATTTGGTGCAGTTGGTTTAAAATTGTAACGAATTCTTTCTCCATCTAATCCACCAGCATATCCAATAAGATAAGGACCTATTTTCCAAACCTTGGGTGCTTCAAGAGCCAGAATAATGTTATCATCTGATGCACCACGATCTCCAGCCATATAAACTTTGCCTTCGTGTTTTAATGCAGCAATACAGGTCATGAGAAAGCCCCTTCAGGATAGGTATATTAAAGTATACCACCTTCTGAAGGGGCCGTCAAGTAGGCCTAAAAATGACTAATTAGCCTTTTTATCTACCGTTTTGAACGCATCATTTATTTCTGATAAGGTCAGTTTGCCATCATCAAGGAAGGCTCTTGCGAGTCTCTCAATGACACTGGCTACGCCTAATAGTCCAGCAAGCATTACTGCCTGCAGGGTATCAATTCCAACGACTGCTCCAGCACCAAGTACCGATAGACCAGACGCTGCAAATACTGCCACTATTCTCATTAATATATTTGTTAATGCTTTTTGTGGGTTCTCTTTTTTGGGAGCCACCACTGCTTTTTTAGTTGCCATCTTTAGTCCTCCTTTCTAAGCGGTATTGATATTAACCAAATTATTGTTGTGATTAATACTGCAAGACCAACAATATCTCTTGCTGATCCTGTTAAAGTTAACCAAGCAATAAAGAAGCCAAGGAGAGTAAATGCCTGAGCAATTATTTCAACACCTGCATCTTTTAGCCATGTGAAAAATCCCCTTACGACCTTTTTAATTATTTTCATATTACCTCCTCATTCCAATTACCGAAGCGACTATGTTAGAAACAAGTACTACTGGGATAATTACTTCTTGTGCTTTTTCTCTTTGATCGTCTGTCATATCCATACCTAATTCTGAAAAATTAGATAGGAGTTCTGCTGGATTTATATTTAATATTGCTCCCAAAGGATCAGCCAAGAATGTTTCTGCCTGTATTTCTGTGACTGCATCTGCCAATGTATATGGCATTGGGGCATCTTCATTTTCTGCTGCCTTTTCAGCAAACTCAACAACTGCTGCTGCAACTGCAGGGTTTTCCTTTGCTAATTCTGCTATCAATGCCACTTCTTCTGTTTTAATACCTAAATCTTTTGCCAATTCTTCTGATTGTTCTGGATTTAGTTCAGTTAAAAATGTTGATACTGCTGACATTAATTTGGCATCATTAACACTAATTAGTTTGTTTAACTTTTTAAGTTCCTCGTCAGAAATAGGATCGCTGTCTGTGTTATCCTTATCTGGTGTTACTACAGGATCTTCGTCAACAGATTGCTCAGGTTCAGGCTCTGGGCTTGGATCTGTATCCTCTGGCTGAGGTGAAGGCTCTTCTGAAGGTTCTGGAGTTGGATCAGTCTCTTCGTTCTCCCCATCTGTGGTATCAGGGCTTGGAGAAGGATTGGGATCTTCTGGTTCAGTTTGCTCTTCATCATCAGAGAATCTTGGATCCTCTGGGGTAATAATTTCTGGTTCTACCTCAACATCAGGTTCAGGCAAATCAGGCTCTTCTGTAACATCAGGACTTGGTTCTGGTGAAGGTTCTGGTTCTGGCTCAACTTCCTCTACTGGCTCTTCTCCATTTATAGCAGCAATAAGATTATTTAAATCTGATATTTGATCAGCCAATTGTGCTGCTTCTACTATCTGTTCTTGCTGTTCTTCTGGCGTTATAGGAGTTTGGGAAGGCGTTGGCTCAGGGATAGGGGTAGGACTTGGGTCAGGCTCTGGAATAGGCTCTGCAGCCAAGGTAGGCACTTCTTCTCCAGCCTGTATTTGAGTTGCTCCCCAAGCCTCAAGTGAGACTACAGATCCGTCATGAAGGCGAACACCTGTTCTAAGTTGGGAATATTCTGGACCCTGATAACTATACGATACTGCTATACCGCCTGTATTTGTAATAGCAACTAATATATTTACTGTACTTGGTTCTGCATTCCAATTGCCAAATGGAACCATATTAAGATTTAATTGAAAACCACCTTCAGAATAATAAATATCAAGTCCTTCTGTTTGTCCTCCGTATGCGGGGAACCAGTCCATAGAGTATAGGGATATAGATGGTGTGGTTGGATAATCCCAATATGTACCATCAGGTTGGCCAAATGTGATTACTGAATTTGTTGTTGCATAAATGTTTTCATACTGTACCCCGTCAAAAGTAACGGTAGTTGCAATAGGTATTTGATAAGATATATCGTCTCCAGAGCAGGTGTCCATATGATGAACTGTTGGCTCTGCATCACCTTCGTATGCTGCTGCTATGGTTTGTGATTGTATAAAGTTAACGCATGTTGCATTAGCATTTTCTGGAAGCCATAGGTTGAATCCAAATGCCAATAATGCTGCAGACAATATTCTTATTAATTTTTTAATCTCCTAACCTCCGAATTAGACAATGTCTAATAAGGTTATTATAACACTAAATTACAACAAAAAAGGCGTAGAAATTAATCTACGCCCTTAATGTTTAAGTTAATTACTTAAGGTACTTGACCTTAGCCTTTGGATTCTTTGCATTCCACTTCTTTGCGAGGGAATTGAACGCCTTCTTCATGGCAGCAATAGCGGCATCATTGTCCGCCTTTACCTTAGCAAGTTCTGCAGCATGTGCAGCAGTTGCATCAGCAAGAGCCTTATCGGCAGCAGCCTTAGCGGTTACTGCATCAGCCTTAAGTTTAGCAATTTCTGCATTTGCCTTTACCAATTCTGCAGCAGCAGTAATTGCAGCAGCAGCAGCCTTGTCTTGTTCTGCCTTTACAGCAGCAGCAAGAGCAGCAGCAGCAGTTGCAGCATCAGCAGCACGAGCAGCCTTTTCTGCAGCAAGTGCAGCATTGGCAGTTGTTAGTGCTCCAGCAAGATCTGAAACTGTTACGATTGCAGTCTGAGAGGTTGTGGCCAACTTGATTGTTGGAACTGATGTAGGTGCGGTAATAGATGCACCGACAGCAACTGTTCCAGCAGCAGCAGGAAGAGAAATCTCTGATGTGTAACGACCAGTTACAAGGGCATCAGCAGTTACTGTTCCAGCGGTTGCACCACCAAGAGTGGTTACCGTTACTGTATCAGCAACAGCGTTTCCAAAGATATCAGCAACATCAAGAGTTGCAGTTACCTTACCAGAAATATTTCCTGAACTAGGAATTGACATCTTAAGATCATATGCAGGACCTGCAACACCCTTAAGATAAATTGTTGTTGCTGCACCAGTTACAGAAACTGTAACGGCAGTTGCAGCAGTTGTAGTTGTATATGCATAAACAGTCGCTGTTGTTGAAGCAGGTGTGACTGTGATTGATGAGGATCCAGCAGATGCATTAACTGTTGAACCAATTGCAGAGACGAGGCGTGTATTTGCACCTACTGCTGTAAAAGTTACTGGTGTTCCAGCAACTACAGTAGCGGTGATGATAAGTGCTTCGTTGTTTGTTACGGTTGTAGTATCTGCAACGCTTACTACGTTATCAGATGGAACCTTAACTGTAAATGGTGAGGCTGCAGTACCTGCGCCAGAAATTTCTGTTGTTACGTCTACAGAAACGGTATTGGCACTTGCAGGTGTCACTACTAGTGTGCCCAAGCCCATGGCTGCAACCATGACAAGAGCGATCTTCTTAAATGAATTCATTTTTCTCCTTTTATATTCATTATGTTTATATTGTTTTTAGTCTATCCAAATAGTCTTTTATATCCTCTATTTGACTAGGTTTATATTGTATCACGTTCTCAGGAAGTTTGTCAACCTGCTTTGGCCTATCACTAAAAGTGTGAACCTCTACTTCAGAGTCTATATTTTTTGGAGTATATGATATTGCCCCAAAAATAGCACCACACACAGCATCAGCCAAGTCTTTTGATTTTTTCCTAGGATGATCAACTCTATCATTTTTCATTATTTTTAATTGGGTCAACTCTTCAAACAAAAGATCTATTGCAGGCATTGCCAATCTTTCTTCATAAACAAGCATTGCCATGTCCTCATAATGTTTTTTAGCAACAGAGACAGTATCAGTCTTCATTCCAACCTGCTTTAATTCGTTCTGAATATCAAATGATTGCCAACGGTCAAATGAAACCATACCTATATCAAACCCTATTCTTCTAAGGTTTTGAATCCACTGTTTTACTTCAGACAAATTTACTGGGCCCTCAACTTTTGGCTCCCACCAAGCCACAGCATCTACAACTACAACTGGGGCAACTTGCTCATAATTATTGATTACCTGAATATTTACCCACTTTTCAACATGTGCAATTGCTACAGCACACTTATCGTGTTTTTGTGCAAGGTCAGCATGTACATAATATTTTTTGTTTGGATCTGGCCTAAAAGACTCATCAAACCTTTTAAAAGTATCTATTGGATTTCTTAGCGTCATGCATGCCCTTACCTTGTCTGCCTGTTTAAAAAATGCATCAGATGCAAAAGTTGGAACACATGCAAAGCGCATCATTGCATCTCCAAGGTCAGTCATAAATGCAATCTTAAAATCATCAATCTTTCTTGTAGGATTTACTTCCCATGTTGGTCTTTTAAGAGCAAACACTCCAGGGTACTTATATGAAATTATGGTATCTTCGTCCCATGTAATTTCAAACTTGTTGTCTGCATCTGTATCTGGAAGCAATGGGTTAATTATAAATTCGTGAGTTCTTTCTACAACTTCTTTTTCTGCAACAACAGATTCATATCTTTCTGAAATAAAATCTCCTGGATATCGTGGGAATGAAAGAAGAACAACCTTGCCAAGATCAGGGAAACGAGAGTCTACTGATCCACGAAACGCCTTATAAATGTTATCAGCAGTCTTTCCCTGCTCGTTTCCTGTTCCAACTTCAGATGCGAAACCAGAAATCTCATCAAGAACTGCTAATAAAAGATTTAGGCCCTCATGAGACTCACGCTCTGAGTGGCCAGAGTAAACGGTAATTGATTTATTAAATCCAATCGAATCCACCTTTGCTTCATACTTTCCAGCAAACCACGGTGACTTCTCAATCTTTGTTTTAAAACCTTTAAAGAAAACATTCTTCGCTTGCTGTGCGTTAATAGCAACATTGATTAGGTCTATGGCATCCCCAGATGGTTTGCCGAAATATCTGGCTGGGTCCTTAAGGCATAATAACTTATACACAATGTAAGCGCAAGCAACAGTAGAAGTAAAATCTTTTCCACTACCCTTCCCAAGTTGGAGGATAATTTCATTCTTAGTATATTTTTCAAAGTATCTAGCACCTGCTTCTTCACCCATAATATTTTGAAGATCTTCTTTTCTGTATATCTGACTCATTGCTTCAACAATGTCATATTGAATATCAGATAATCCTGGCTGCCCTAAGTAATCAGGAGACTCAACAAATGTTTTGGCATCTACTGGAGTTTCTTCAAAATGGTTATCCTTTAATGCCTCAAGAAAATCATCAAACATCATGGACAATTGTAATCACTTCATCCTTTTTGGCAATGTCAGAAAGCCTACGCATAATCTCGTCACGAACTTGTGGATACTCAGAAGCAATATCTTTAAGAATCCCCATAAGGATTTCTTGTCTTCTTTCTATCTGAATCATTTCTTCTGCAAGTTCTTTGTTTTCCAATAGCCCTGCCTTTTGCAACATGTCAATTCTTTTAGATTCAATATCCATAACTAATTTAATTGCTGCAGTTTTTGCACTAAGATTGTTTGTCATCGATGCTTCATCAATAACCTCATATGTCCTAGACACAAGTTTGCTGTAGTGTGTGTCAGCAGCAGCCAGAGCCTCTTTTGCACGAGCACGAATGGCATCATTAGCAGATGCCATAACTTTCCACTCGTTAATAAGTGCAACCACTTTGGTTCTTGGAATATCTAATTCTTTTGAAATTACTGTAGGGTCATTACCCTTCAAGTACTCTTCTACTACTTGGTTTACCTGATCTAAATGTTTAACTAAATCATCTTCAGTTGACATTATTTAGGTCCCTTGCAATTTTTAAAAGTATGAGATATCCGATCAAATCGTCAATATCATTGTCACCAATATAGGATCCACCTCTAGTTATTCTGGATAACTTGTCATCAATACGAACATGTAGTTGTTCTACGCTATCAGAAGTAGAAAAAATTCTAACAGGGTTAAGGGCAGAATCACCATATGATTTATTTTTTTCAATAAGCATATGCTTTATTTCATCACAAACTTGACCAATTGTAAACTGTGTTTCAGAACTCATTATCTTCTCCATCCTCATCCCATGATTGCTCCCAGTCTTCCATATTTTTAGACAGGCGAATTAAAGATATTGCTGCCAAAGAAGACAGGGTACCAATTAACATAATTATAGGCAATAATATTTTTTTCATCTTTTAGACTTCCTTAATCCAAATTTAGCAAGATATACATAGATAGTTTCCACGCTTACTCCACACTCCTTTGCAATCTCTTCTGGAGATTTTTTATCCATAACATAGCGCTTACGCATAAAAACCTCGCTTGTATATAGTTTAGCAGCCATAGCGTTATCTGTCAACTCCTGGTATCTTCCAGTCTAGGTCTTCTCTAGTAACTGGAGCATTATTTTTAATTCCAGACATGTGTTGATATCCATCAATTTTGTCATAATCTGGATTATATTCTGTCCATTTAAGATCTATGCCACTTTTTCTACAGTACTCTTGGACAGTTTCTAGTAGTATTCCGCCATATTTTCCCTCTAGTTTTCCTGAAAACAACATGTTTAATTTTAGCATAGCCCTTTTTGAGTGCTCCCAGTGATCATTTTTTTTATCATCTGCCCATGGTCTTGCAGTATTATATCTGCTTAATTTTTCTCCTGGATACTGTCTAGATAAATGGTGATATGCAAAAATTTTTGATGTAGCAAACATTCTCCAGCCTCTACCCCAAGACTGCAAAGAAACATATGGCTCTTCCCCATTAAAGTTCATTTCTGGATCTAATGGAACTTCTTCTACATAAGATTTATCTGCAAAGCACCATGTAAAGTGAACCCAATAATTTTCATGAACATCATCATCTTCTGGCGGAACATGCCCAATAGGAAACCAATATCCTGGAATAAAGTCAGACTTTGACTGAGTTCTTGGATCCCATCCAGTTATTGATGGGTGATACAAATTTGTTTTTACTTTGTTCTTATATTTAACTGACCAATCTTCGTTATATTCAAAGTCTGGTGGACACAATGTTAAAACTGCTTTGTTTGTTATCGATTTATTTTTTGCCTTTTCGTACTCAGACAAACATACAATGTCCCAATCTTCTTCAAACCTTGTATGTCCACAAATAAATAAAACATAGTCATATTCATAATGAGATGGTAAATTTCTTGTTGTTAAGTCTCTAGCCCAAAGAATCCCCCTGTACTTTGATAAATCAAATCTTCGATACAGCATTTGATTTTCTGGAACAAAACTTAAATCTGAATAAAATTCTGGGTAGTGCTCTTCAACAATAGAGAATAGAAGGCCTTCTTTGTTGCTTGCTTTTTTATAACAGTCTAAAACTGTCCCCAAAAGATCTCCCTCTTTGTATGAAATTATTGATACTAAAATTTTCATATGGCCTTGCCCCAATTATTTATAGCCCAGTGCCCAATTCCGCAAGCATCAGCAACATCGTTATCATCTATATTTCTATCATATATTGTATTGATAAATCTAATTGTTCTTTCTTTTCTTAAGTTTCTTTCATGCCCCTTATACCAAGATAAGGACTTGTTTGGATTTTGAGATCTAATAATTAACTGTTCCTCTTTTGATATTTTTTTATTTCCAATATAGTTTTGCCAAGTTATTGGGGCTACTTTTCCTATCGTAGTGGTTCCAGTTTGACCTGCCGATCCAAGGATTGCCCCCTGAACTAGGGCTAAGTCTGCAGCAGTTTTTGGACTGTTCATAAAGACAGTATGCTCAATTACGATTGCTTCAAACCCGCCACAATAATCAAAAAACGCCTTAGTTTTTTTTCCAGCATCTACAACCTTTTCATAAATGTCGCTTCCTTCAAATTTAATTTTACCTACCCTTCCTAATGTTTTTTGTTGGGTATCAAATAAAGCAAATGCAAAACTATTTGTGCTGGCATCAATAGAGCATATGGTTTTGGGTAACACATTCATTCCCCATTTATTTTTTGTCATTTGATTTATCCTTAATTTTTTTTATTGCTTTTGCAACCGCATCTGGATTTACTGCACATGAAGAACAAATTTGAAAATCATTATATATTGATAGTGGCATAGAACACGATTTGCAAAGTCTAGTTTTGCCCTTTCTTTTTAATCTTTTAGACTGCAGGTACCTTGCAGCAATTTTTTCTTTTGTTGCAAGGTCCCTACAATCAACAGAACAGTATATCTGATAGGATACTGACTGATCAAACTGTTTGTCACAAAAATTACAATGTCTCACTTAATGTCTCCAGGGGCGGTATTTTAATTACGCCTTGTCCTGCAGACTCACATGCTTTTTGAATTGGGCATGACTTGCATATCTTGGAGTTTGATCTATAGTTTTTATTTGGCAAGGTTTTGTCTTCCCATGTCTTTCTAACTAGTCTCATCCAATCAAATGCCTGGTCTACCCACCGACGGTAATGATCGTTTACTTCAACAGGAATCAAAAGAAGTTCATGATTATTTTTATTTTCATAAATCAAAACACCTTTTGGTTTCTTTAAAATTTTCATATAAATGAGAAGTTGCATCAGGTGTCCCAACTTTCCTTTGCCAGATGCCTTTCTATACTCAAAACCCTCATTCATCATTGTTTTAATTTCGCCAACCAACTCTTCATTTTGCCAGTTAAGCATCACATCGCCATAGCCAAAAATTGGTGGATCGTCATGAACAATTTTAAACTCTGTTGTTGCGTCATTATTTTCATCACGAAATATTTTTGCTACACCCGAATGCATCATTGCATTTTGTATTCTAGCATGGGACAATGTTCCAGCAGACATATTTGCTGCAGCATATGCATCAGCATTATCTTCAAATATTTGGCCCTCAAAAGCGAGATACCAATATCTAGCACATTCTCCATGTCCATATGATATTGTTGATGGAGCAAATGTTTTCTTTGTTGTGTGCTTGTCTACACGATTAATTGTGTATCCCTCTTTTATTTTTAATACAAGCCCGTCAACATCCATAGAATGGACTGGCTTTTCT